GGATTATTCGGATTATTCGGATTATTCGGATTATTTTGGCAGCGGCCAGCGGCCAGCCAGTAGTAGCGGTGGCTAGTAGTGGAAAGTAATGGGGGGAGGGTATTTAATGAATTTGACGCGCAAGTAAAAACAAAAAACCCCAGCATCCTTAACAGGAACTACTAAGGTCTATTTGAATACTGCTAATCTTTGTTGACTTGGGGGAGGGGGGCGGCAGGCCGGAAGCAGGAGTTTTTCAAAACCTTAAGCCTGCCACTTGAGAATCAAATGAAACAAGTTGAACTTACCTCAAAAATATCTTGCCTGTCTAGCTTTATTTGACTAGTGTCATTTCTTACTTCTCCTTGGTCAGGAGGGGCCACTTAATGCGTTTGACGCGCAAGTGGTTAATTTTAAACCCTTTTATAGAGAATCAACCGCATGAAAGCCACTTTAATTGACTCTATGGGCAGTGACTTGACCGTAGTCAATGCGGCCCGCGTTAGTTTTGGCAAGAAACGCGCAGTATTTGACCCAATCAAGGATGCGCGACTTATCCGTTACTTGGCAGAGCATGATCATATCAGCCCATTTGGTCATTGTTTTGCCAGTTTCCATGTACATGCCCCTGTATTTGTGGCCCGCCAGCTAGTTAAGCACAAATTCTTGCGCTGGAATGAAGTCAGCCGCCGTTACGTGACCTCTATTCCATCCTTGATGGAGTTAGACCGCGACTCTTGGCGCAAACAGTCGCCAGACAAGAAACAAGGGTCTGACGGCGATTCTAAAGCGTTTGTACCCGCCGAATTGCAGCATGCAATACATAATACGTATCTGCAGAGTCTGCAATGCTATAAAGATTTATTGGAAGAAGGCGTTGCAGCAGAACAGGCCCGCATGGTTTTGCCGCAATCAATGATGACCGAATGGTATTGGTCAGGCTCTCTAGACGCATGGGCCAATATGTGTCTATTACGAACGGACAAACATGCTCAACAAGAATCACAGGCTATCGCTCTGGAGATTTCGGACGCGCTGCAAGATATATATCCGTATTCTTGGCAGGCGCTTGTTACCAGAAAAACTCAAATATCAGATAAGGAGGCGTAAATCTATGATGGATCTAGCAAACCTTAGACTAAAGGAAAGAGACTTGGAAAAACTGCTGCTCAAATGCCAGCGCCAGCCGGATGAGGTTCTTGTACAGGGGAAAGCCTACTCTCTTAAGTACAAGGACATCCAACCCCTTGTGGCCAATGAGCTTTCCTACACCAAGGCAGAGATTGAACTGTCAGAAGATGTGCGCTATCGGCATCTGGTGCAAAAAGCTGATTTTACGTAATGGAATCTTCATATTTAAAAGTCTTGCAGCTAGCAGACTCTTTACTTGTAGGCGGCACAAGTACTTGCCGCATTGATTGTGTAGACTGTGGCGGCAGAAATACACTCACTATCTCCATTTTAGCAGGAAAAGTGGTGTGGAACTGCTACAAGGCCAATTGCGCCCTGTCTGGCGCAAAGAAAATAGATGCGGCCAGCAAGCCATTGGCCCAAGTACAGGCGTTTGTAAGTCAAACTACTGCGCCTGTTGCGCCGCCTAGAGGCATACCTATGCCTGCAGTGCTGTCTAGTCCCGCCAACCATCCTAAAGTGCTGGATTTTCTGGCACAGAATGGTTGCGGGCCAGCATATGCCGACAGCCTATGTCGCATTGCGTACGATCCTAAGCAGGACAGAGTGTTATTTTGTGCGCCCGATATGTCTGGCGCTTCCGGTAAGTCATTGCAGGCATGGCGCAAGCCTAAATGGCTTATTTATGGAGATCGTCAACCTTATTTTATTGTTGCGCCGCGCATTCGGTCAACTACTGCCGTACTGGTGGAGGATGCACTAAGTGCCTGCGCCATTGCTAGCTGCGGCGCGGCAGGCATTGCGATCCTAGGTACAAATATGGATACGTTTACGGCGTCTGCGCTCAAGAAGTTGCCGTATTATCATTACACTATTTGTTTGGATAGTGACGCAGGCCGCAAAGCTATCCAGATCAAACTGCAGCTACAGGCTGCACTCACCAATGCTACGGTATCTGTGCGCTTGCTCACAGGCCCAGACCCAAAGCATATGACTGACCAACAACTAAAGGATATATGCAACCACTGAAATGCAAGGTTATTCCAGATGAAATTACAGATCATGTTTCCAGTATTTTTGATTATTCATTTACGGATGGAGAGAGTACTTTTGTACCTCCTAAGTTTGACGCGCAAGAAATAGGGGAAGACTTCCAGATTGGCTTAATTGTTGGCCCCAGTGGTACAGGGAAGTCTACTATTTTGCGGGAATATTTTGGGGAAGAGCCAATTGTAGAGTGGGATTCATCAAGAGCTATTTGTTCACATTTTGATTCCCCCCAAGACGCAGAAGAGAGGCTAGGCGCAGTAGGATTAAACAGTATTCCTGCATGGGTCAAGCCTTACCACGTACTATCAGAAGGAGAGAAGTTTAGAGCTAGAGTTGCCAGATTATTAAAGTCTGGCGCAGTCATTGACGAATTTACCAGTGTAGTAGATAGGCAGGTAGCTAAAGCTTGCAGCTATGCCACCCAAAGGTACCTCCGTACCAAAGGATTGCGCCGCATAGTATTTTGTACGTGTCATTATGACGTTGTTGAATGGCTTGCGCCAGATTGGGTGTTTGACACTTCAGCCAAAGAGGGGCATTTGTCCACAGAAAGGTCAGTTCGGCGGCCCGAAATCGTCTTGGAACTCCTACCTGCTTCCTCCAAAGCTTGGTCAATGTTCAGCACGCATCACTATCTCGACTCAAACATCAATAAAAGTGCTAGATGCTGGCTAGCAGTTTGGGATGGGACAGTTGTAGGATTTACCAGTGCGCTTGCATTCCCTAGCGGAACAGTAAAGAACGCATGGCGCGGACATCGTACGGTTGTACTGCCAGAATTCCAAGGTTTGGGTCTAGGCGTACGCATCAGTGACGCCGTAGCGTCCATATTTACTTCACAAGGCTGTAGATTCTTTTCTAAAACGGCCCATCCAAGAATGGGGGAGTACAGGGAGAGATCCAACTTTTGGCGGCCTACATCTAAAAACAAGAAACAAAGAAAGGATTATTCTCTTAAACAGGCTAACAACAAGCACTCTATAGCTATGCTCACCAGACATGCTGATAGACTATGTTATTCACATGAATTTATAGGAGTACGTAATGAAAGCTAGATTTATTGTCGCGCTAGATTTTGACGCCCAAGGCCGCTGGGGCAATGCGCCACAAGAAGAAGAGGCCAAGATCCAGAATGTCCGATTCAATCTGGAAGAGGCATTGCAGGCTTTTGTAGCCGACAATAGCCATCTGTTACCCATTAAAAGCTATAGTCTTGTATTGCGCGAACGCCGTGGCTCAGAGACTACAGATTTAACTAAACTGAAGTTGCGCCGCTCTTAAGGCGCTACTCTTTAATCAGATTAATCAGAGAATCAAGATGCTTCCATTATTAGAACAGAAAGTCTTACTGTCCTTGTGCGACAAATCTTTTTATGCCGCCAACAAGTCCATGCTGTCGCCAGAGTTGTTCCAAGGCCCATTGCGCGACATATACACTTTGATTGTAGATAGCTACCAAAAGATGCCAGAGGTAGCTAGCCTCAACAAATCAGAGATTATGGTTATATGGGAAATAAAGAACCCACTTTCTTCAAATGCGCAGCGCCAAGAGTTTTCCGTATATCTGGATGACGTATTTACGGCAGGCGCAGATTTAAAGCCGGAACTTTTGAATTTGTATATCCAGAATCTTTGGGAGCGCCATACAGGCCATAAAATTGCCTCATTGGGGTTGTCAGTCGCGGAAGGTGATAAAGAGGCGCTGACACGGCTTATAAAGCTTCTAGAGGACAGACGCAACGGTTTTATGCCGACAGATTTTGGTGACCCTACCACTCAAGACTTGGATGTATTACTTGGATTTGCCAGTGATGACAATAGATTCAAGTTCAACATAGAGAGTCTGTCACGCCATGTGTTTGGCATTGGCCCCGGAGAGTTCGGCGTAATCTTTGCGCTCCCAGAAACAGGCAAGAGTGCCTTTGCGCTTTCTTTATGCTGTGCGCCCAATGGTTTCTGTGACCAAGGCATAAAGGTCTTGTATCTAGGCAATGAAGAGCGTACGGAACGCATGATGTTGCGAGCCATCCAATCCTACACAGGTATGACCAAGGATGAGATTTCTGCTAACCCTAAAAGGGCCAAGGCTATTTTCTCTAGGATTGCAGACTTGCTTGTAATGAATGATGTGCAGGATTGGGACTTGACGCGCATAGAAGCCTACATAGAGCATATTGACGCGCAAGTAGTTGTATTGGATCAAGGTGACAAGCTTCATCTAGCCAACAATACAAACTATAGCGCCTCCCATGAACGGTTGCGCGAACTATTCAAGAGTTTGCGGGAACTGGCAAAGAGGCGCAATTGTGCGCTACTTACGGTATCTCAGGCCAGTGCAGAAGCTAAAGGACGTACAAGGCTATCTCCATTTGATATGGAGGGTTCCAAGATTGGCAAGGCGGCAGAGACAGATTTGATTATAGGAATAGGCAAACATGAGGCTGGAGACATTGATGATTCAGAAGTAGACAACAGCCGCTATCTTACTGTTTCTAAAAACAAATTGTCTGGCTGGCACGGCACAATCATTGTACAGATAGAGCCAGAGATATCCAGATACATAGTGTAGCTTCCTACTTATTTTTAATTATTTTTTGGCTGGGGCCACTTTTTTCTTGTCATAGTACAGAAAAGAGAGTAGGCTCTGGCCCCAGACAGTTTGGGGCGTTTTTTATAATATATTTATAGTTACTAATAGTTTTTAGTAGATTAAAGAAATCTATAGATATCTATAAATATCCAGAATATCCAGATATTACCAGAAAGATAGATGCCTGTTAAAGATGTTTTCTCTTCAAATAGACTATTAAGTCAATTCTCTTCTTTTAATGGACAGATCCACAGATATCCACGTACTGGGCGGTTTGAGCTTATCGTGAAAGGCTGGGGCGATGAGTTCGTCCATGAAGGTGCATGGACGTTTGAGCGCGAAATAAAGTACATTGTGCGCGACTTACCGCTGACGGCCCATTATCTCCATACAATAAAGAACCATCCTAAAGTACCTAGCGTACAACGTTGTCTGTCTGGGTACATAAAGGGGCTAGAAAAACGCTCCCTAGATTCGTACTTGGGCACAGTGGATTGGAACAAGAAGGTAATGCGCCAAGTGGCGCAAGCTGTTTTGCAGTCTGATGTACAAGTAACCTTCTTCAATAAACAATTCCCGCTGACAGAATTCTCTATTTCTTACAAGTTTACTCCCAAGAGCGTTCTGTTTCCTTTATTTAACACTTTTGTGGAGAAAGACGCCTAAATGCCGCAAGAGAAAGAATCAGACAATCCCATGTTCTGTAATAGGTGCAATACTAACTACATGTACGCTCTAGATGTGATTTGTACCAATACAGAAACTAATATGCCTTTCCGTATGTGTGAACGTTGTAAGGAGGAGGTAGACAATACAATTTTCCAGAAGTACGAAGGCTATCATTTCTAAGAGAGAGAGAGAGCTTGTATGGACGCAACAGCTACAGAGATAAAACACTTCCCGCTAACTACAACGTTAAAATTATTAAATTGTGGCAGGGGTACCCTAGATGATCTAATGGAACGCTCTGGCGTAACCTACTCTAAGGTAGGTAAGCTAAAGGCTTTTACGGAAGAAGAGGTCAATCTGCTAAAAGAAGCAAAGACTCGTAAATTCTGGTGGCGCGATACGGAATCTCCAACAAAAGAGAAACCCCGCAAGCAAGAATCGCCCAATGTACATCCAATGTATGTACGTATAAGCAGAGCAGACGCCCATCATGGAGAGACTATAGCCAAGAATGCTGTCCTTACCCACGGCGTACAAGGTGTGCGCGTACCGTCAGACAGATCCTTTCTTAAAGAAATAGACAGATGCGCCATTGGCTTTAAGGGCGAAGTTGTATTTGCGCGTGTATTTGATTTAAAGCCGCCGTCAATAAACTCCTTGTACACAGATGGAGGCGTGGATTTTTGGATTAATAACATAAGTATTGACGTAAAAACGTCTAGTAGAAAAAATCCTGATTTATTGTTTGACTCTGTTGACAATTTCAGTTCTGATATAGCTTGTCTGATTGAGGCAGACAAGGAAGATGAAGATTTATTCATCATACATGGATGGATTTGCCGGAAAGACTTTATTGCGAAGGCACAGGTACTTAAAGTTGGCTCCGGCAAGCGTCTATACGTAACTTCTAGGGATCTACAACCGATTGAAAGGTTGTGGCGGTATTTAAAGGAACACCAGAATGACTATCAGACTACCAGAGCAGTTTCTGCCCGCAATATGCGTGGACATAGAGACAACTGTACAGATTGACCAAGAGAGAGGGATTAAAGACAACTCGCCTTACAATCCCCTAAATCAAATTGTTTCCGTACACTGGCGCTCAATTGATGCGCACGGTACGCTAGGCCCGGCCAGCAGCATTGTGATCTTTCACAAGGAACTTGCGGCTACCCAAGAAGAAATTGCAGCTTCCTTACAGGAATTTGTAAAAGATTTGCGGGCAGCCAAAACCTTTGTGGCCCACAATGCCAAATTTGACTTGGCGTACTTGCATGAATTTATGGGCGCTAGTGATTTGCCGCGCCAAGTTTGGTGTACGATGGTGGCAGAATACGTACTTGCACGCGGGGTACGTACTGCGCTCTCGCTGGAACAGACCGCAATGCGGCGCGGCACTTCACTAAAGAAGACAGACCTAGTAAACAATCTGTTTAAGAGCGGCGTTGGGTTTGAGGAGATACCTCTAGATATTGTTGTAGAATATGCGGATGCTGACGTTCTTTCTACCGCTCAAATATTCTTGCAGCAACTGGAGGAATACCAGACGCCGCTCAGTGAGGGTCTTGTACCTGTAGTGCAGCTTTCTTTTGATATGCTTGGTTTCCTGCAGCACATTGAAAGTAACGGCATACACATAGATTTGAACGCTCTGGAGTCTGTAGAGCAAGAATACATAGAAGAGAAGGCCCAGATTCTGGCGCGGCTAGAAGACATTTCTCGCGCAGTAATGGGTGACACGCCAATCAATTTAAACAGTGGCGCAGACGTATCTACACTTATCTATTCGCGCAAGATTGTAGATAAGGCGCTACACAAGGAAATCTTTAATATAGGCACAGATTCGCGTGGTAAGTCCTTGCGCCCGCCACGCATGACAGAACGTGAATTTACACGTACTGTGCGCCAAAATACAGAGATTGCCCGTAAGACGGTGGCCCACAATTGTGCGGCCTGCAATGGATTTGGCAAGATTAGAAAAACTAAGAAGGACGGCACACCTTTTAAGAAAGAGAACAATTGCCCTAAGTGTGCTGGCGCTGGCATCATCTTTGTTGATACGCGAGAAGTCGCGGGTTTGCGTCTTAGCCCAGACTCTCCAGAAGATGCTAGCGCCCACGGTTTTAAGACAGATAAATCTACCCTCAAGAAACTGCAGGCCAAGGTGGCCCACTGGGAAGAAGGCAATCCGCGCAAGTTAATTGCCCAAGAGTTTCTGGAGGGTCTGAGCCGCCTTAATGCCGTCAATACCTACCTAGACTCCTTTGTGCGCAATATAAAGCATTGGACACGTACCAATTCGCTTTTACATGCCCAATTTAATCAGACAGTTACAAGAACTGGCCGCCTGTCTTCTTCCAATCCTAACTTCCAGAATCAGCCCAAGAGCGGCAAGTTCCCTGTGCGCAAATGCGTAACGTCTCGCTGGGCCAATGGAGGCAAGATACTGGAAGCAGACTTTAGCGGCCTAGAATTTAGAGTAGCAGGCGAATTGAGCCGTGACCCGCAGATTATTGATGATATCAATAACGGCAAAGACGTTCACAGTCAGACGGCCTGTATTATCAATCAATGCGCATTATCTGAGGTTACAAAGGATATGCGCCAAGCTGCAAAAGCCTATACCTTTGCGCCTTTGTATGGCGGTATGGGCGCAGCAGAACCCCCCCATGTGCAGGAGTACTTTAAAGAGTACTTCAATATCTACGTACGTCTTGGTGCTTGGCATAAAGAATTAATGACAGGCGTCTTGCGCACTGGCATTGTACGTACACCTTCTGGGAGAGAATTCTCTTTTCCCGATGCACAGAGGACAGCCAATGGCAGAGTTACAAATGCCACGGCCATAGTGAACTACCCTGTCCAATCTTTTGCTACGGCGGATATAGTGCCTTTAGCCTGCGTAAGGGCGCTGCGTTTCTTTATGGATGAAGGACTACAAAGTAGAATCATTCTTACAGTGCATGACTCTATAGTTGTAGATTGCTATCCAGAAGAGGAAGACAGGGTACGTACACTACTTACTAAAGCCATGTCTGGCGTAGATGAAGAGGTTAAAACCCGATTCGGCTACGACTTGTGCTTGCCGCTAGCTATAGAAATAGTCAGTGGTATCAATTGGATGGAGACAGCCTGACTACTGCAGTGCAGTTTACTAGGCGCATCTATCATTTTTAATACACTTAAAGGTAATATGTCCAATAATCTTCCAGCTAATATACAAGACCTCACTCCAGAAATGCAGAAACTGCTTGGGACTACTGCGCCATCCGGCGGGGAGGGGGAACGCCTGCCGCAATTGAAGGTAAACTCTTTGCGCAAAGACAAACAGAATCGCCGCATCACGCAAGGGGATTTCTTTGTATCGGGCCTAGATCCTTCTGTAGCTTCTGAATTAGTATATGCTGAATCAGTTAAACTGCGCGTATTGAGCCAACTGTATCAGTGGATACATTACGATCCAGAAGAGAATAAAGTGGTCAACAAGACCATTCTGATCCCTTCATTTGGGTATGAAGCACGCGACATGAACGGCACTGTCCGCTGCGGCAAACCTGCCTCCAAGGAATTACGCGAAATGCCCAAGGCTAAACAAGCCAAGTACGCAGACATTCGCTGTTTCCGCCAATTGCGCTGTCTGGTTACGTATACAGGTAAAACAGCCGATGGGGAAGAGGTCACCATAGAGAATAGTCCTTGTATTTTGTTGCTTAAAGGGTCAAACTTCTCGCCATTTGAAGAAGATGTAGTCAAGACCTTGCCCAAGGGCAAAAACTTCTATGACTACTGGTGTGACGTTACGGCAGAAGAAAGACAGAATGGATCTGTCACTTACTACGTAATGCGCTTTAGCCCCAATTACGCGGAACCAGTGCCGCTAGACAAACCAACATTTGACACAATGGTTCATATGGCTAAACTGGTAGGCGCAGAGAATGACAGAATTGAGGCTGCGTATGATAAGGCGCTGGCACGTGAACATGGCGAACAGTCTGCTATATCGGCCCTGTCCGCATCTTCTAATGATCTTGATGATGATTTTGAAGATGAGGCGGCATGACAAAGCGCAGGCATAACCAGACTCTTTTTGAGCTACAGAATTTGCGCAGGACTTGTAACGAAATTATCAATCGCATAATTCCGTATGAGACTAAAACCTCTATTGAAGGTGATAGTGCCTTTGGTGAGGAAATTGCTAAATTCTTGGAGAAAGGAGGTGTTGTCAAGAAGTACCAAGGCGTAGACGCATTCCTTATTGGAACGGATGATGATCTTGGGCCTGCGCCAGAAGAATTACTCAGACCTTCCGTAGTACGGAATTACCAATTCGGTAAGTCCCTGTACACGTAAGTACTGGCTGCCTGACCGTCAGGCGTCAATTATAAACCTACCTAGGCGATGGACTGCTTGGGTAGGTTTTTTTGTCTCTAGTATCCAGAAACCCCCCCAAGTACATTATGTCTATCCTAGAATTACAGATCCGTACCGTCCTAGAAAAATTATCTAATAATCAACATGCTGACCTAGACGTTGACCCAGATACACTAGAAACTTACATAAAAGAGGCTACCCAAGAATTTGAGGGGGCATTGCGCAAACAGTTATTTAGAGAGCCAGAACCGTTTAGGCTGCGCATGAGTAACATTGGTCGCCCATCCTGCCAGCTACAACTAGACAATACGGATACTGTGGCGCAAACCAAAAACCCCATGCCGTACAATCACATTATGCGCATGATGCTGGGGGATCTGTCAGAGGTACTTGTAAACCTAGTTATCAAATTGTCTGGCGCAAACATTACTGGCGCAAAGACTAAAGTAGCTTGGGCGCTAGATACAGACACAGTGATAGAAGGAGAGGATGATATAGAAATAGACAATAAAGTATATGACGTAAAGTCTGCATCCCCTTGGGCCTATGATAATAAATGGTCACGCGGATGGTCATCCATTGCATCAGATGACAATTTTGGGTACGTAGGCCAATTAGTTGGTTATGCGTACGGACAGAATAAAGAGCCGGGCGGCTGGATTGTAGTCAACAAGTCTACAGGGGAAGTATCCGTAATAGAATTTGGCATGCCTGTGCGGGACATAAAGGAAGTAATCAAGGAGTGCCAGCAGACTGCGGCCCTCATTAAAGAAAATAAACCATTCAATAGATGTTTTGATGATCAAGAAGAAGAATTTAATGGTAACAAGACAGGAAATAGACGCCTTCCTGCAGTTTGTGGATTCTGTCCGCACATTAGACATTGTTGGCCTGACGCGCAACTCAAGCCACAAGCTAGGTCAAAAGCTAAAAATCCTAGGATGTACTGGTATTCTCACTATAAAGAGGAAAATTCTAATGCTGTATAGAAACTACCGCGCCATCAAGTTAGGTTACCGTTCTGGACTTGAGGCGGCTGTAGCAGACCAATTACAGAAACTAGGCGTGACAGCCGAATATGAAAGCATAAGAGTGCCATATGAAGTGCCTGTTACCTTGCGGCACTATACACCAGACTACGTATTGCCCAACGGCATAGTAGTAGAGACTAAAGGCCGCTTTACGCTGGATGATCGCAAGAAACACTTAAACATACAGGAGCAGTACCCAGACTTAGACTTACGTTTTGTATTCTCTAATCCGCTTTGTACGATACATAAAGGTAGTAAGACTACTTATGCGGATTGGTGCAACAAATACGGATTCCTGTACGCCCATAAGTTTGTGCCGAAAGCTTGGGTGGAAGAAACTATAAACGCCAAGTCCCAGTGGGTGGTGCGGCAATTCACTAAGAATAAACCCAAAAAGAAAACATGACAAAATTTGATGGCCTTAAAGACGCTAGAATTGAGTTTGTAATTGATGAAGACGCCAACATAGGCGCTAGAGTCAGTTTATACTATACGGAAGACCTAGATGAAGAATGTATTGATTATATTAAGCAAACTCTAGCAGGCATGTACGGAATGATCACTGCTGCGCTGTCCCATGAAGAGCAGTTGGAAGACATGCTGACAATTGGGGAAGCAGTGCGCCAACAGACTGATTTTGACTCACTACTGGATAGCAACATGACTGTCACGGAAGTTGAACAGTCTTCTTCTACTACTACAACCACTACTACAGGAAAGGCTAAGTATTTGATATGAAATCTGATTCTGCCGCCGTAAGCGGCGGACACAATAGTTATTATGATATACCAGAGCATGCTACGGAATTACGCCATCTTATTTCTTTTAAGTCCATGAGCAAATCACGCGGCGATATATTCAAGGCTTGCTATCGGCTTGGAGAGAAGGGCGGGATAGACGTAGAGTACGATCTTCAAAAGATGAAATTCTTTATTGAAGACTTAATAGAAATGCACAAAAGAGGGGAACACTTATGACTACTAAAAGTAATATCAATGGAGTAAGCGCCGCAGACATAGTTAAAGACTATGCGCGAGATGCCTTGTTTGATAAGTTAGGCGTGACACGGTTGCGCGAAAGCTATATGCGCGAAGAAGAACAATCCCCTCAAGATAGGCTGGCTTATGTTTCAAGCGTCTTTGCATCAAATAAAGAGCATGCCCAGAGACTGTATGATTACAGTAGCAGACACTGGCTTTCCTATTCCACTCCTATACTTTCTTATGGAAGATCTAAAAATGGACTCCCAATCTCTTGCTTCCTATCTTACTTACAGGATAGCGCAGAAGGATTGGTAGATACCCTAAGTGAAGTAAACTGGCTGTCCATGTTGGGCGGCGGCGTAGGCATACACGTAAAGATCCGGCAAGTAGATGAGAAGTCTACAGGCGTAATGCCGCACCTAAAAGTGTATGACGCTGCCAGCTTGGCCTATAGACAAGGCCGTACAAGGCGCGGATCGTACGCGGCATTTCTAGACGTAAACCATCCTGACATCCTGCAGTTCTTGGAAATGCGTAAGCATACAGGTGACCAGAATTATAGAACCCATAACCTGCATCACGGCGTAAATATTAGTGATAAGTTTATGGAGCATGTGCGCCTAGCCATGATTGACAAGAACCATGATGATAGATGGCCGCTAATTTCCCCTAATACAGGTAAGGTTGTAGAGACTATTTCGGCCAAGTATCTGTGGATGAAGATTCTGGAAACTAGGATGCTAACAGGAGAGCCATACCTTATTTTTATAGATACCGCCAATAAAAGCTTGCCGCTCTGGTTACAGACCCAGAACCTATCCATCCACGGCTCTAATCTTTGTACGGAAATATTCCTGCCAACTTCCCCTAAACGCACTGCCGTCTGTTGTCTATCCTCTGTGAACCTAGAGTATTTTGATGATTGGCGCAATGATCCGCGCTTTATTCCTGACGTTATGGAAATGCTGGATAATGTGCTGGACTTCTTTGTGTCAGAAGCGCCGCCGTCTGTAGTCAAGGCCGCCTACTCTGCCCGGCGGGAACGTTCTGTAGGACTTGGTGCGCTAGGCTTTCATGCTTATTTACAGAAGAATATGATCCCTGTGGAAAGCATTGCGGCCATTTCTGTTAATCGCAAAATGTTTAAACATATCAAGGATCAATGCAAGCTGGCCGACCAAGCCTTGTGCGCATTACGTGGCCCTTGTGAAGATGCCCTGCAGGCAGGCGTACAGCGCCGCTTTAGTCATTGGACAGCCATTGCGCCCAATGCGTCTACCAGCCTAATCATGGGCAATACAAGCCCCTCTGTAGAGTTGTACCGCGCCAATGTATTCCGCCAAGACACACTAAGTGGCGCATACATCCAGCGCAACAGATTCTTGCAGGCATGGCTGGCAGGCCGTGGGCTAGATACAGATGATATCTGGGCCAGTATCACTGCCAACAGCGGATCTGTACAACATCTTGTACAAGAGATTCCTCAAGATGTGCGCGAAGTCTTCAAGACGGCAGATGAAGTGGATCAGACTTGGATTATAGAATTGGCGGCCAATCGCCAGACTTATATAGATCAAGGACAGTCCATTAACCTATTCTTTAGGCCCAATGTAAATATAAAGCAACTACATGCTTGTCATTTCTTGGCATGGAAGGCGGGCCTAAAGAGCCTGTACTATTGCCGCAGTGATAAGTTGCGCAAGGCCGACAGTGTAGGTACTAAGATAAAACGTGAACGCATTGAAGATTTACATAAACTGGCATCCGCAGAAGAAAGCGCCTGCCTTGCATGTGAAGGGTAATCAATGGGACAAGATAATATTGATATTATAGGGTATCAATACGGATATTGGACAGTCTTGGGGGAATCTCCGCGCCATGTAGGTAAGTCCCATCACAAGTACATGCAGTGCCGCTGCGTCTGTATGCGTAAACAGCATGTTCGCAAGGATGATTTGACTAGCGGCAAATCCAAAAGTTGTGGCTGTAGCCGCTCTGCGCATATAGATAGTCTAGAGGGCCAGAAGTTCAATTCTTGGAAAATAGTCAGTATTGGGCCTATCCGTAATACGCACAGATATGTCTTGTGTGTCTGCGATTGCGGCTACATGGGGGAGGTACGCCTGTCGGCAGTAAAGTGCGGCCAATCCAGATCCTGCGGCTGTACGCGCAAAGGGGGCCGCACATTACTTACAGATATAGCTGGGGAAGAATTTGGGCATCTGGTCGCGCTAGAAGTCCATCATACCCATAAAAAGAGTGGGGCGTACTGGCGCTGCCTTTGTACTGTCTGCGGCAATGATACTGTTGTACAGCGCAGTAATCTAATTAATGGGACTGTAAGTTCATGCGGCTGCCGCAGAGGCTTGGGGCGCAAAGTAGCCAAGCTGGCAGGCTGCAGTGAAAGCGCCGTATCTGTAGTCATGCACAACAAATGGCGCAACCGTGGCGGCGTAACGCCGGAATTGGCCGCCAGAGTCAAGGAAATCGCCAAGGAGGTGGGTTACAGTCCTTGGTATAATATAGCTATTACCTGAGAAAAATAATGTCACTACAAGCGAATAGAGACTATTACAAGCCCTTCACGTACCCTTGGGCGTTTGAGGCGTTCCAGCAGTCAGAACAAATGCATTGGTTATGGACAGAAGTGCCCATGCTGGAAGATGTCAAGGATTGGCAGAATCGTCTAAATGAACAGGAGAAGGACTTCCTGACTAAGATATTTAGATTCTTTACTCAAGGAGACATAGACGTATCGGGCGCATATGTGCGCAACTACCTACCGTATTTTAATGCGCCAGAAGTACGGATGATGCTGTCCAGTTTTGCGGCGCGAGAAGCTATCCATGTGGCGGCTTACTCCCATTTAATAGAGACTCTGGGAATGCCGGAAACTATCTACAATGAGTTTCTGGAATACGAAGAGACTAAAGAGAAGCATGAGTTCTTTAAGAGCCTGCAGGATGAACATGCCAATAACCAGCATGCCGTAAACATTGCGGCATTTAGCGCATTTACGGAGGGCATGCAGTTATTTAGCAGTTTTGTAATGCTGCTGAACTTTGCGCGGCATGGCAAGATGCGCGGCATGGGCCAGATTATTGCGTGGTCTATTGCTGATGAGACTCTGCATACAGAAAGCATGATAAAACTATTCCGTACGTACATATCCGAAAATATGCACCTCTGGAATGACCTTACCAAATCGCGCATCTACAAGACAGCAGAGGTAATGGTGGAACTGGAAGATAAGTTTATTGATCTGGCATTCTCTAATGGTCGCACATTGCTGGAGGGGCTTACCAAAGAGGAAGTCAAGAAATATATCCGCTATATTTGCGATAGGCGCTTGATTAGCCTAGGCTTAAAAGGGATATTCAAGGTTACAAAGAATCCTCTGGTGTGGGTGGACGGCATGCTAGGCGTGACGCATACAAACTTTTTTGAGAATAAGAGTGTAGATTACGCCAAGGGCGCTCTTACAGGTTCATGGGAGGAAGTATGGGCGTCTTAAGTTTTATGGGTCTAGCCTTTAGATGGAGCATGCTGGCGCTTTTGCTGCTGGCGTCTGCGCCCATCATTATTTATTGTTTAAACTTCTGGTACAAGGTATTCAAGATTAAAGCCTACCTTCCAGATATATCAGATATTATGGGGTATCTATGACTATAGATGTTAATACAGGAGAGACTATAAAGGATCTTAATTATTTGACGGATAAGATTCTGGATTGGGGCAGGCACAAAGGTATTCTGCCTACGCCTATCCCTGCGGCCCAGTACGCTAAAACCAAGGAGGAAGTACAGGAACTGGGTGACGCTATTACAGAACAGAATATAGAGGAGATCAAGGACGCCATAGGGGATGTGTACGTGACGCTAGTCATGCAGACACAGGCGTGGGGGCTAACAATGGATGAATGTGTAGAGAGCGCCTATAACACGATTGCGGCCCGCACTGGCCGCATGGTGGATGGTATGTTTGTAAAAGATGAACAAGAATAGGCTACTTTAAAAAGTCTGGCACAAGGCCACCCATAAAATCCACAGTGGCTCTTGCGCCAGACTCAAGCGTATCCATTAAGGAAGTTTGATCGTCTTGCGCAAAATCTTTATCGAACTGCTTTTCTTCTCCTTCATTATACACCCCAGCATGTACAAGGAATTGATAGGCTCTGCGCCTGTTTAGTTCCCCAGTTTTAGTCACAGATTTGCGCAATAAATTAATGAATAAATCTGGGTTAGACAAAATAGAA